CTGTAAGAGTTGAGCAAAATTATGAAGCTCTTAAAGATACTTTAGTGAATTATAAAACCAAAGACGGGTTAAATGCAGCTTCCAAAAAAGCCCTTAGATTAAAATTAAGTGAAGTAAGAGATTCTTTAGAATTCGAAAAGAATAAACCACCTGTAACTATTATAGAATATAAAACCCAAATAAAGGAAAAGATAGTTGAAGTTCCAGTTTATATTCAATCGGATTCTCTTAGTGATAAACTTGTTATTTCTGATAGCACTAAATGGGAAAAGAGTAGCAGAATAATAAATGTGATTATTCCATTTAAGATTAATAATAATAGTCTATATCCTGCCAAGGGTAATATTAATCTTGAACAAAAAATTTGGTTATCCGCAAGTTTAACACAGGATCAAAAAACTAAACAGGCTTATGTCAATCTTAAAAGTGATTATCCTGGATTAACATTTAATGATGCACAAGGAGTATTAATAGAAAATGATGATGAGGGTTTTAAATCATTAAAATATAAAAGTAGAAAAACAATATCATTAGGGTTACAAGTAGGATATGGGTTTCAATTAAATTCAAGTAAACCTAATCCTTATGTAGGTATAGGTGTTCAATATTCACCGAGATTCTTACAGTGGTAAAATAAATAATTTAAATGGAGTCATCTAGATTCATACAACTTTCGCCAAGCATACTTGTTGAGTACATATATACTGATCAAGCCGACCCCACTGTCTTTAATACAGGTTCTTATCCTATTGAGATAATGAGAAATGCTTATAACGATAGCTCATATTTTTTTAATACTGCCAATGTTGCTGAAACTATGGGTAACTATAGAGATATATCATCCGCAAATATAAGTGCTTTAAATACAGAGTATGCCAGCTTAAATACAAGCGTTGGTGTACCTTATAATGATTTTGATAATAAACTTACACCTACCAATCAATTAGTTCAGTCGTTTACGCCTAATATAGATGTTGAGTATGATAGAGTAAAAATACATTTTGTTGCAGGATTTAACTTTAGTGATTTTGATGGAATAATTTTTGAAATTGGTACAAAAAGAAGAGATAGTAAACCAATTCTTTTATCGTCAATTAATTACCTGAGAACAGATACTCCTGTTTTTAATGCAAATCCGTTCCTGATTAGCGGTAAGCTTTATTCAACATATATAGAATGGAGAGTACCAGCTCTTTATTATATGAACAATAATTTTGTGAATACTAACACAAACACTGTATCATATAAATTAACACAAGGTAAAGGATTCTTACCTACTCCACCAATCACAATAACTGCTAGAGGTATATCCCAAACAAGAGTAGAAAACGGCTTTGACTTTTATGATGTACAGGAAATAAATTCAGTGTCTATTTTAAATAGAGACATTTATGATAACCTATATGCACAAGTAGTTGAATCTAACGTCGGTGATTATTTTGAAATAAGTGGGCAAGTTGAAGGTTCATCTTTAGCAAATTTCATAGCCACATTAAATTCACAGGGTGGTAATTATGTAGCATTTCATGATGTAAGGGTTAATGAACAAATAGGAACTGACTTTGTTGAAACAAGTGCACAAGCATTTACACAAACTAATGACTTTGATAATCCTATTCTTTTTAGACCTATAATTCTTAATAGTGCAATTGCAGTTTCGTTTTCTATTGAGTATACACTAAGATTATTTAATAGAGATGATAATACACAAATTATAAAAAGAGCAAGATTAGTATCATTTGATGTTAAAAAGTATGGTAAAAAGTTAATGAAAATAAATCTTGGAACCGTTCCAACTGTAGCTAAAGTTTATAATAGACTTATGGCTGATGATGGAAAGAAAATAGTATTAGGTGGAGCTGGAAATATAGGACAAGATTCTGATACAATAGAAAAAAATCTTGTTGTTAAAACCCAATTTGTGACAAGCTTTAAAGAAAGAATGAATATTAAAGCTTCAGTTTCACCAGTTAAAATTCAGGATATAACAGAAAGAAGAAATGGAAATTAATACAAATAGATCAGTATCTGAAAAGGAAGCGCAAATTTACAAAAGATTTAAGAATCTTTCTGTTAGTGAAGAAATATTGCCCCAAGGTGATGCTAATATTAAGATCTCGCCTTTTGATGATTATTTCCTATTCACAATTTATAGTGATGAAAGGGGAGAAGATGTTCCAGTTGATCTTTCTAATGTAGGAACATTATTTATAAGCTTCATTGGTGAAAATGATGAAATAAAGATACCTAATTATACTAATGTCCAAGAACTTGATATGTCAGCAGGGCAGGTTCTTTTTAGAATAACAAAGGAAAATGGTAAAAAGATTTTAGCTTTAGATAATAATAATTTTTACATTTCATCTCATATGAAAGGAATTGATGGCTCAGAATCGGATGAGACTGTAATTTATACAGGTACATTTTCTACATTAACTGAAGCTGCTAAAAGATCTTTAAGCTCAGAAATTGATAATCTTAGATCAGAAGCATCAAAGGAGATAGCTACACAAGAGACTGAAAATGATAGGTTAAAATCTGAAGTTGAAAGTTTAAAGCAAGCTATAAGTGAAATGGAATTAACAATGGATGCTTTAACAAGAAGTAATAATGAATTATCTAATGAGCTTGATGATTTAACTAAAGAATCAAAAAGTCAGTCCATAAAGGAAGCACAACAAAATGCTAAGGATGCACAGGCACTGTCAGCTGCCACTAAGAAGTTAATAAAACAAAATAAAATTTTAAGAGCTAGTATATCAACAAACGGTGCCTCTAAAAGCATTATAGATAATGCAGCAAAAGGATTGCAATCATATTCATAATAAATGTTTTTAAGTTCAAGAAATAATCAATTTAAATTTGAATTTCCAAGAAAATTCATACCCGATAATGTTAATAAAAAATATAAACCTTTTATTAATAAAATGTCCGGTGGTATGATTTCTGAACCTATTGATTTATGGAACCATGGAATACAGTCAATGAATATACCAGGGCCTAGTTTTACTCCAGGTGAACAAAAAGATTATCCAGGTTTCACTAGAAAATTCAGAACACCTGACCCTACACAAGAGTTATTTAATAAAGAGCTTACTATTACAATGAAGTCTTTAAGTGGGTTTATTAATTATTGGATGGCTATAGATACGTTTGATGCATATTATGCAAAGAGTGGCAAAGAACCTTGGGTTATAGAAGGGCCTGGCGTACAATTTATGGATGTGGAAGGAAATTTATTTGTAACAGCTCACTTAAAAGAAATGATATTTACAGGAGTTAGCGAACTTAGTTTAAACTTTTCAAGTAACACTGTAGAGTTTGATACGTTTGATCTTACATTCTCTTATAACATTTTAGAAATAGATGTTAATCTTAACTAATATATAAAATAATATTAGTTGGTACATATGCTTAAAATAAAAAATTTAAAATGAAAACATTTTCAGAATACTTTGAAAACGATATAGCTGACATCTTAGATATGGAAAGGGTTTTGAACGAATCAGAATCTTTAACAGAAGAAGATGAAAAACATATTGATAAAATTGTAGAAAGACTTTTAGAAGCTAATGAAAGAGGTGAAGATTTAGAAACTGTAATGGAAAAACTTGTAAACGAAGGTTTATTAGGTTCTATTTTTGGCGGTCTTACAGGTTTTGCTTTAGGAAAGTCTATTGGAAAAACTATAGCTAAAGTTCTTGGTATCCAAAAGGGTGTATTATATGATATGCTAACATCAAGACTAGTCGGCGCTGCTTTAGGTTCAGCGTTAGGTAAAAAGCTTTAATATGAATAAGAAAAAAGATTTATTACATATAGGTATAGACTTCTCTTTAAATTCACCAGGATTATGTATTAAGGAAACAGATGGATCTTATAAATTTGTTTCCTTTTTTAATTACGGTGATAGAGTATGGGGAGAGAAATATTTAAAGGCATTTGCAATCCATGAAGAATTAATAGACAACAAATTTATTACAGGTATACCTTATTCAAGAATAGTAAAAGATAAAGATCATATCCTTAGAGAAAGACAAAAAATTCAGGATGCTATAAATATTTCTAATATGATAAGAGATTATCTTGAGCATTACATTGGTGATAAAAATGTTAAAATTGGATTAGAAGGATTCTCTTATGGTTCAAAAGGAAATTCATTTATTGACATGGTTATGTATAATGCTATGTTAAGAAGAGAATTGGCCAGTTCATTTGGAATAGACAACATTTACATATACCAACCTTCAGCTGTTAAAAAATTAGCAGGTAAAGGAAATTGTAATAAGCATTATATGATAAATGCTTTTCAAGAAAATACACTTAACGATAATAACTTAAGTAAATCTAAATTTTGGAAATGGATGAGTGGTAAAGATTACTCAAAAAAGATACCTAAACCTATAGATGACTTAGTCGATTCATATTTTATTGTAAGTAGTATTGAAAGAGTACCAGAATGAGTACTCATAACCTTTAATTAAAAATTAAAATCTTTTGCTAATAATAATATATTTTTCCACAGGAGAATTCAGTAAATTTTATATTGCAACTTTTTAAATTTGTTTCATAATGATAGTATTAAATGATAGAATTTTTTTAAAAAAGGATAAAAATCCTGATAAAATAGGAAGTATCTATATTCCAGAAAACGGTGATAAGAAAGCACCACCTTACACGGGCACAGTAAAATATGTTGGCAAAGGTATAACTGATGATGATATTAAACCTGGTGTTAGGTTAGCATTTCAAGATTTGGCTGGAGATGAGGTTAATATCGGAGATGAAAAATTAATAATGATAAGATATAGACAAGTATGCGGTATACTTAATGATCTTTAAACAATTTTATTCTTTTTAATTATAAATTCTAAACAGATTTAAATTATGAATAGAGAATATGTTTATTATGCATTAGATTCCAAAAGGTATGTAATGAAACTAAGAGATTAATTTTTTTCATTTTTTCTTAAAATGGATGAAACTAGAGTCTTAACTGAATATATAATTTAATAAAGGTTACAACAAAGTAACCATTAAAAAGGCACTAAGAAGGCAAGTTAAAAGGCAACCCGGGAAATCCAATTAACCCAACTAATTAGGCAAATTAATAACTAAAAAAAGGCAAATAAAAATGGCACAAAATGAATTTAACATTTTTGACTTAAATGTCAAAGACTTAGACACAGGAGAAGATAATAAAGGCGGTTCCGATCTTTATACTCCAAAACCAGACCAAGGCGTAGACGGTGTATATAAATCGCTAATACGATTCCTACCAAACCCAAAAAATCCTAGAAAACCTTTTATCCGTAAATTTGTTTATTGGTTAGAGGATAGTGATGGAAACGGTTCTTACTATGATTCACCGTCAACTGTTGGTGATAAATGTCCGGTACAGGATATGTTTTTCAAATTAAGAAACTCAGATTCTGCAGTGGATAAGAAAGCATCAGAATCACTTAAACGTAAAGAGGTTTATTATGCTCTTGTTCAAATTATTAAAGATCCACAAAAACCTGATTTAGAAGGTCAGATTAAGATCTATAAGTTTGGGTATAAAATCAAAACTAAAATTGACGAAGAGCTTAATCCTCCTTTCGGAGAACCTGTTCAAATATTTGATCCTTTTGAAGGAAAGAATTTTGAACTTATCATTTCTAAAAAGGCAGGATATCCTAATTATGATTCATGTAAATTCCAAGGTAGCACTTCAGCAATGATGTTAGATGGAAAGGTTGTAGATGATAGCCCAGAGTCAAGAAAGGCAATCATGGAATACTTAAATGAAGCTCCAGAACTTTCAAGCTTTGATTATAAACCTTGGACTAATGAACAGCATTCTAAAGTAATGAATATTCTTTCTCAGTATACTTCACCTGGTGCATCTATTGAAAAAGTAACTTCACCAAAACAGGAATCTGTACAAGCTACACCAAAACAAGAAACTCCATTAATGAATGATACAACTAATGAAGCTTCTAATGTTGAAAGTGATGAAGGGGGATTAGATGATTTTATTAACGGTCTTGATCTATAAGATTAATGTCGGAAGCTAAAATAACATCAGAAATGAGAACCCGAATTATCAATAAGGTAGTTCGGGTTCTTAATAAATCACATTCTCATCCAGCTAAAAAGGAAATTTCTGAAGCTAGAGATAGATTAAATTTTGCATGCCCTTACTGTGGTGATTCTGCTCATGATCCTAGAAAGAAAAGAGGTAACATTTACTGGGATGATTTATACTTTCATTGTTATAATTGTTCTGAACATAAAACATTAGATGCATTTTTACAGGATTATGATGATAATTTCGAAGGAGAAGATCGTATAGCTGTAATAAATTACATTAAAGAAAATCGTAAAGATTTTAGTTTTGGTCAAAGTTTAAATTTTTATCTTTTTGATAAGATAGAAGAATTGGCATTAACATTTGATCAAATAGCATTAGGTTTTAATGTTTATAGGATTAATGAAAATACATTCAGAGCATACCCATATCTAAAGAGTAGATTATTGCATCATAAACTTGATAGATTTGGATATGATCCAAGAAGAAAGGAGCTTTATATTTTTAATCTTGATACAAATAATAAAATTATAGGCCTTCAGATAAAACCTTTATTTAGTAGTAATGGGCCAAAGTATAGGACATGGGATTTAGGAAGGATTTATGAAAGATTAAAATTACCTTTTGATTTAAGCCAAAAAGATTCAGATGATATTAATAGAATATCTATGATCTTTGGAATACTTCAGGTTGATATGGGACATACATTTACTGTTTTTGAGGGTCCTTTGGATTCTTTCTTTATGCATAATTCATTAGGTATGACAGGTGTAAAAAAACAGATAAGTGAATTTAATGATATACCTACTGTTAGATATTTCTTTGATAATGATAAGGAAGGTAAGAGTAAAATGATTGACAAATTAAAAGACGGCCAAAAGGTCTTCATGTGGAGTAAGTTTATTGAAGATTATGGTTTACCTCTAAAAGGAATCAAAGATCTTAATGATTTGGTTAAATATGAATATAAGAATCGTGTAGGGTGTTTAAACAACTTAGATAAATATTTTACAAACGATTCATTAGACATTGTATATGTATGATGAAAAAAGATGAATTTTTAGTGAGTGAAGAATTAGAAGATTTTTTCAAAGATCGTCAAGATGATGAGGATAAAGTTAAGCTTATGCTTAACTTTAAATCTGATGTTGATATGATATATGAACCACAAGATTTAAATATACTTTTTTCCAAACCCAAAAAGAAATTTAAACCTAAGGTTAGTGTAATGAAAAAGAATAGTGATAAAGAAAATATTTTCTGATGAGCTTTAATAATACTGATATAAAAACTGCAAATGAAGAATTAGAAAAAAGAATCTTAGATGATAGGGCTAGTTGGATTAATAAAATTAAGAATCTTATTTCTGATACCAAAGACATGAATAAGCTAACAGATTCACAAATACAAATGTTATCTTATAGACAAATTATAATAGATAAGATTGCAGATTTTAAGACAAGTGTATATAAAAGAAAATGTACTTGGGATAGATACTTTAAAGATATGTATAGAAGCTACTCAGTTGATTATAGTATAAAATTAACTGGGTCTGAAAAAGCTCAATTTATAAGTGGTGACATGGCAAGTCTTAAATTACAAATTAAGCTTTTAGAAAATCATGTTGAATTTTATCAAGAATGTATCAAGACATTAGATAACTTGGCATTTGCTATTAGAAATAGGATAAGATTAAATGAAGATGATTTTTAAAATCATTATGATATGAAATGGAATTAACACTATCACCAAATAAAAAATTCTTAATAATAGATTCATGTACAGAAATTGAATATGAACAACTTAAAATAAGTTTAACTAAGAAAATCGAAGGATGGAGATTCCACCCACTTGTCACGAACACTCTTTTAATTTACTTATGGTTGAAAGAATATATAATTAAAAGAGTGTTGTATGGTAATTTACAAAATTATAAATAAAATAAACGGAAAAATTTATATAGGGCAAAGTAGATATATGAATGATAATTATTTAGGAAGTGGTAATTTAATAAAGGAAGCTGTGCATAAATATGGTCGTAATAATTTTGAAAAAGAATATATAGATTTTGCTAATAGCCAGGATGAATTAGACGAAAAAGAAAAATTTTGGATTTCGAAATTAAATTCACAAGATCCGGAGATTGGGTATAATATAGCTGATGGTGGGTGGAATCATTTAACAATTACAGAAGATATAAAAAAGAAGATTTCAAATACTTGGAAGAAAAAATATAATGATGGGTATATTAATAATAGATTAGGTACATCACTATCAGATGATCATAAAAAAGCTATATCAAACGCTTTATCTGGTCGTAAATTATCAAAGGAGACTAAAGATAAATTGTCTAAAGTTAATAAAGGAAAGAAACATTCTATTGAAACTAAAATGAAAATATCTGAATCTCATATGGGTAAAAAATTATCAAAGAAGCATAAAGAATCTATATCTAAATCTTTAATAGGAAGACCTGTATCTGATGATACTAAGAAAAAATTAAGAGAATCTAATATTAATAAAA